CCCCCAAGGCGATTATTCCCAAGGGCTCCTCTCCTCCAATCGCTTTCAACTGCTTTCTCCTGAGAGTCGTAGGAAGCATTCGCGCAGGAGCCCCCAAGGCGTTAATTCCCAATGCTTCCTTTAATTCTTCTCTTCTTTTCTTAACGATCGTTACGAACAAGCAAGAATAACGCTCATGGTGTGGCCGTGCAAGAAGGGCGATGGGGGAAATTGACAAAAGAAGAAAGGGCTTGTAGGATAACGCTCTTGAGAGCTACCTTCTCGTCAAGCCCTTGACCCGCTCAAATATGACCGATCATTCTCTTTGCTTAGACAGTAAAGCATGCACTAAATGCAAGGAAGTAAAAAATTTGCCTATGTTTAGCAAGGATAAAAACGGCCCTGGCGGGTATCGTTATACTTGTAAATTGTGCGATAAGGAATACTACCGGGAAAATCAGCAGAGGATACTTGCTAGAAGAAGAAATTATACAGAGGGGAAAGCAGAAGAACTGCGCATCAATTGGCAGTTTAATGCCAAGAAATATCGCGAAAGGCGTAGGGGCGAGGAAGCATATGTCTTGCGTCAATTATTGAAGGGTGCCAAAGCAAGAGCCAAGGCAAAAGGACTTCCTTTTGATTTGACGATGGAATGGCTGGAGACAATGGTTATTTCTCATTGTCCTATAACGCTAGAGCCAATTGATTGGACTAGGGAGCAAGTAGTTGCTGGAAAGCCCGGCCAAAACTCCCCTTCCCTTGACAAAAACAAACCAGAGCTTGGTTACGTTCAAACTAATTGTGCAATTGTTAGTTTCAGGGGGAATACAATTAAAAACAACGGCACCATCGACGAGCACCGTCGCGTGGTACAATACATGGCTGCACAACAGTTAAGAGGCATCGAGTTCTAGGTGTGGTGACCTCTCTTCCTGCTCGAAAGCTGTTCAACCGTTCGGTCAGTTAATACTAATGCGCCCATCGCAAAATATAACTGAGGGGGAACAAACTAAATGAAAAAATGCATCGCATCTGGGAGGGGATACCGCCGCCCCGACCGCCCAGGATCGCCCGTTACTGCGCCCTACCATCATCGCACAGTATCGGCCAGAATCGCGGAAAAGTTACATAAGTTTACAATCGGCCAGAGTAGAATCCTGCGCTTGTCTAGATTGATCCTGCGCATGTCAAGATTGTCCCTCCATCCCTCCTAACCTGCCATCGCTAGGACTGTTTGTCTCTCCGATGCTCGCCAGCCTGGCCCATGATCGCCCATAGCACGCCTGCCCATCGTGGCCCATAGAAGAACCCCCTGACCGTAGCCAGGGGGCCTGTAGGGGACCGTAGGGCAGGCTCACTAAATGTTAGAAACCTCCCTCCATTTCACAATGCCAAACTAAACTCTCAAGTTCATAAATAGAGTCCTCTAATTCTAAATTAGTGTGGCCCGTCCATTTGTAATCTTCTAGGTTGGATTTAAGCTCGGCTAGAGTAGACTTAGCATCATCTAGGGAGGGGAAATGATAATCAGCCCAGGATAGATTGGAGAGGTCAGAGAGATTCACGAGAGGAAAAGATCAGGGGAAAAGTGAGAAGAAAGGCCGACGATTGTCGGCCCATTGTTTTAGCTTAGGCAATGCAGAATGCTTGCCTTTCAGTGTCAGACCATGGCGCACCGTGAGGGAGCTTAAACCTGAGGCCGACAATCACTCCGCCCTTGGGATCGGCTGGCCGATAATCGGTCAGGTCACCGTCGACAATCAAGGGAACCGCTCCTAGTAAGCGCTTCAATTTTTCAGCGGGAATGCGAGTCAAGTGGAGAGCTGCGCTCCCCTTAATGTTAAAAGCTGCGGCAATGTTAACGCCGTTTGCCATAGCTTCGTGACAAAGTTTAAGATTGGCGGCATTATCCCAGCCGTCGAAAGAGAACGTTAGATGATAACCTAAGTAAGAGCAGAGTCCCCAGTCTCTGCGGATTTTAGTATAATCGTAAAACTTACAATCTACGCCTAAAGAGTTGACAAGCTCAAAGATGTTTTGACGACCAACTAACAACTGCCGCCCATACTTGACGCGACAGAATGTAGCAAACTCGGGCGAAACATTGAAGTCTACATTCTCCCAAGCTATGTCACTGGTACCATTTAAGCGAATAGCCATAGGTTCACCGTTTGCTTTTTTGATCTTATCTAAAATCGAGCAAACTAGCACCCTCATAAACGCTTCGGGATTCTGAACGTAGGCTAGGGTTCGGCGAATCCTGGCGGCTTGTTTCGCTTCCATGTACACTAGATTCCCGGCAGAATGTAAACAAATCCGCTTACAGTTGCCAGCACCAGGGCAAACGTTAACGCCTGACAGATTGTGTGGGGCAAGATGTAGAATGTAGGTTTGGGGATCGCCATTCTTAAGCGACTTTTCCGTTTTAGGGTTGACGCTTAGAAGATTGGCCGGAGTGATCTTATAGAGATTCTCCATGCTCTTGATCTCGGGGAAGGTGGCGCGACTGTTTAGCACTGCCCCGCTTGCCCCTTGCTGTGGCTGCTGTTGCGTCTGCGCTTGCCAGACCGGCAGACTCGGAGCGGGAGACAATGGGGCAAGCGGAGCCGGTGCCACAATCTCACCGGGGAGAATCGGGGAAGGGGCAGAAGGGGCAGAAGGGGCGGTAGGGGCGGTAGGTGCGGCCAGGGCCTCGCCAGCTTCGGTCAGACTGACCCAGTAGCACGCGCTAGGGGCGCCGTTGTCATCGCGGTTAGAGTCAACTAAACCCTTGCGGATTAAGGAGCCTAAGACGGCGCCAACGGATCGGGAAGGCTCAACCAGCTCATGCAACCAGCCGCAGCCGGGGGAGTCCATACCCTCAGCGATCGCGGCGAAAAGGGCAGACTCTTTAGCGGTGAGGGAAGCGTAGGAAGCGGTCACGATGGAAAAGCGAAGGGACGTCCCTAGCTCTCGCCGGGGACTCCCTAAAGGTAAGGGATCCCTCCCGTCAACGTATCTCCTAGGTGTGCCACCGCTAGAACCGTCCACTTAGCGCAGTCGTTGCAACGGTCCGTGATACGGGAGAGGCTATGGGAGCCCTGAAGCTTGCCCGATGGATCGCCTGCCCGATAGCCTGCCCGATTGTCAAGACAATTCACAAAATGAAATAGTTACATTTTGTTGGCCGCACAATGCGGAGGTTAGCGTCACAATGCTAAGCGGCGATTTTATTCACTTAGCGCCTGAAAAGTTCAGAACGATTGTTCACGTTGAGGAGCCGATGATTGACTCGGCCTGGCAGATGCAAACCGTAGCTAACAAAATGACAATCTGCTTGCCATGGTTTGGCGGTAAGTTAATAATAACTCGCACAAGGTCAATTGAAGATCAACTCGCCAAAATAGGATTTGGCGGCATCATTTAAGGATCGGTCAGTAGGCTACTTTTTGTGGCGTTACAGTTAAGCTCATCAGCCGCCCGGCAATCTAGCCGGCTGGTATTTTTTTGTCATTTTGGCAAAATGTTATTTTGTAAAAAAACGCAAAAATACAATTTGCAGAATTTGCAAAATGTTATTTTGTAAAAAATGCAAAAAAATAATACTTTGCAAAAATGCAAAAAATAACAAAATCCGCGAAAGGTTGGTGTATAGGTGATTTGCGCTATTACGGCATTCTCGCAAGTCCCAAATTTTTTTCGGCCTGTGGCATTCTGCCCGTATTACCGCATTCCAGCAAGTCCCCACTATTACCGTTTTCTGTCGAGTTCCAAAATTTTCACCAGCCTTCTTCTTTCTGGGCCGCCTCACAAGCGGCTTCTTCGCTGTCATAAGGCCCGCCAATGCCTTCCCCATCGTCTTCATGCCAGTACCAGCCTTCCACAAGTTCTGTGCCCCTGCAGCATTCAGCATTGAACCAATCGACTAGCCTCATGATTCCTCCTTCTTGAGGCCAACAATTTCCCTGAAACTATCTTCGCTATGGTCACCAGCATAAAGCAAATCAATGTGGCGCATCATCGTAACCATCTCCTCCATTTGCCTGAGTTGCTTCTTCAAGAATGCAATGGTCGTCGGGGAATAGTTGTGGCAATAGCCCCATTCATCTTTCGTCCCATTCGAGAGAATTTCATAACGAAGATCAGCTGTAAAGTCATCGATCCTGTTGTAGGAATAGTCGACTAGTGCTCCGCCTGACATAATAAAGCCTCAGATTTGACCAGAGAGAAGAGCGTAGTTCTTTTCAGAAGCACGATAGAAAGTATACCATTCCTTGCTGCGTTCCATGCCACCTTCTCCGTCAGCTACGGCCTCCCATTCTTTATACCAAACGCCTTTGCACTCTTCCCCGTGAAACACCCCTATGCAATCTTCATTGTCTTCCATCGCACGCCTAACGTGAAAAACGATGTCTTTAAGCCTGCTGCATTGATACCTGCCTCCCGTAGGATCAAAGTAGGGACCGTGATCAGAGCGAATGCGAACGTAAACAAGAGGCTTAGTCATTTTAAGAAAGCAATGGGAAATAGAAGAAATTAGTCGTTTTCAATAATGCGAAAGTCGGGATCATCATCCTTCTTTATCCATCGACACTGATTAGCGCCAGGAATGACGATGAACATTTTGTCGTGATGATCTTGCTCGACAATTGCGAGCGTTAGCTTCTTGCCAATGCGGCTTTTGCCTTTGTCGCTGATGGCAAGAATGTTAATAATCATTGATCTTGCGATGCAGAGGCCACGTTAGAGCGCAAAGATGAGCGTAAGCATTTGCGACAAACAAGTTCATTTAGCTCGTCAGTCCATTCTTCTGGAATAACTAGACCAGCTTCCACATAACGATCCATTGCCGCAAGAATCTCTCTAGTACGCTGAAGATCAAAGAACCAACGAGGAGTAAGGCCAAGGGGCGGCTTGGTGTTCATGGTGTTCATGGCTTGAGGGAACGGAGAAGGGCTTTACGACGGGCCTTAGCGGCCCTCAGTGCTTGTGGCTTGAGCCTCCGCTTGGGAGGCTTCCCGCTGTTGTGCTGGTGGTTAGGAATGTTCATGCTT